CCTGCGTGGTCTCAAGGTCAAATACTATGGCAAGGACAAAAACTTCCATTTTGGACAGTACCTGTTTACCATAGATTTTGCTGCTCCGGATCACAATCGACTGGATGTGTCGTTCACCGAAGGTGTGGAAGAGCATAAAAGCTACAACTTCATACGTTTAGACAACGGACAGTTTGCCTGTCAGCCCAACAATCGTTGCCTGTGGTATGATGTCAGTTTAGTGCCAGCTCAGCTGAAAACTCCCGACTTCAAGATACCCACCACGGTGTACAGCGTGGAGCACCTGGCCAAATGGTCAGCCGGTGGCGACGATGCCTGGTTCTATCGCGGAACCGATACAGAATAATATCGAAAAGAACACACCTTAGGACCCTTGAGGTTATGTGTGGGCGGCTGCTGCCCCATTATAAATAGATTCGCTACCTATTTCAATGAAAGTGAGCAAATTATTCATCCTTACATTCCTGCCTCTGTACAAGGACCCATACAAGATATAAAAATCACCGATGAAGTAGTGTTCTGGTATCCATGGATAGCCAATATATCAAACAATAATATCTATCTCATGTTGCAGGCACAATGGGGACCCAATGGTGAATATCCAGACCCTCCACCACCTGGTTGTGAATATTACATTACAAGTGGAGATAGTTACATGTTTGGATTGCCGGAATACATGGCCAAACATGTAGATGGAAAAATTATACATCTTACCGGAAGTATTATTCCAGATTCATTTGATACTGATCGCGTACAATACGTTTCCTACAACAATGCACATCGACGAATTTCGAGGATACCTAGAACTCCAACTCTATCCAAAAATATTCAATACAAAACTAGTGCATTGACAAACCGTGTGACTCAAAGCAAGGCCATTGTTTTTGCTGCTCTAAAACATTATCTGGGCAAAGATTGCGTTACCTCGTTGCATCACAATCTCTATGGAGAAAAAAATATACACGGTTGGCAACTCACCGGCAACGACACATGCGATTTTTTCCTACAACAATTTCAAAATCAATGGCTACACACAAAGTTGCAACTACCTCAAGACGACGGTATTGAAGGCAGTTACAACAACACCGCTTATCAGCAGGCTGCTTTGAATTTTACACAAGAAAGCTACCATTATAGTTTTACATTCCAGGGCGGACGCAGTTTTATCCAGCCTGGACCTTTTGTCACTGAGAAAACCTGGAAAAGTCTTTTGAGCTCAACTGCATTTATATCTGTAGGACAGGCCTATGTGTATCGTTGGCTAAGGTCGCTAGGACTGAGATTTGATTATGGACCCTTGGATTTGGGATTCGACGAAGACCCAGGCAATCTAACTAGGTTAGAAAAAATCGTAACACTGATTGAATCCTTGCAGTCATGGTCAGCACATGATCTTTATGAAATGACCCGAGACAGTACAGAATACAACGCACAGTATGTTCAGTCATCAGAGTTTTGGAAACTCTGTGAAGGCACCAACTCATCAGTGAACCAACTGCTAGGATCACTATGATAGTTGGCAATAACAAACCCATACGCATAATTGGTTATAGTGAATCATCTATGACTCAAGAGTTTGTAAATGAGATATCAAAAACACATGTTTGCACAGTGGTATCGCCAGCGGACTTTGTCACAGACATGAATACAGACTATCAACACATTGTATCAGTCACAGTAGACTTCCAAGAACGTAAAAAAATAATAGAGTTAATTGATCGAAATAATATTGATCTTGTCACTGTTATACATGATAGTGTGTGTAGGGGATCTTGTCCGCCTGCTGTGATTGGTGCAGGTAGTTTTGTTTTTCCATTTTGCAATCTGGGTATTGGTGCCAGGATTGGTCGACACTGTGTCATTGGCACGTTTGGATTGATTGGGCACTACAGCCAAGTTGGTGATAACTGTGTGATCAGGCCAGGAGTAATGATTGTTGGTAAATCGCAAATGGGTAGAGACTGTGTTTTAAACTTCAAATCCTCTATCATAAATGCTGTTAGTGTGTGTGACAACATAGAGTTGATGGCTTTTTCTGCCATCACTAAAAATATTGATCGACCCGGAAACTATATAGGCACTCCGGCTCGCCAACGCAGATAGACCACGTTTAAGGCCTACCCCTATTTGAATTGTTGGTCCAACCAAGAGCGCGAAATTTTTCCAGAAGGACCAACGGGAATTGATTGCATTTGTTGTGTCATGATTGGGCGACAATACCAACCAAGTGAAGATAAAAATTTTGACACTGTTTTTTCATCACATGTGCCAGTGTAAAAGCATTTGACTCGATCGGTTCCAAAAATCACACAATCATCTAGCTCGGGCAGGGCGCCTTTGAGTTGATTTTCGACGCTAACAGGATTGATTTTGATGCCTTTGACATTGATTTGATCTCTGCTACGTCCTTGTATAGTGTAATAGCCGAATTCGTCTCTGGTGGCCAAATCGCCGGTGTCGTACCAGTCTGACTGGAAAACAGTTGGTCCTTTGATAAGCAGTTTCCCGTCAACTATATCTGCGTCTATTCCACTGGGTAGTCCCACTGTGCCCATGCGTTGTTCGCCGTGCAAAGGATTAGTAAAACAATGACCGAGTGCTTCGGTCATACCAAATGCGTTGATCACCGGTACTTGATACTGTTGTTTCAAACCCAAAAATATATCATTTGGCAATGGTGAACTGGCTGACCTAACAAAACGTAAATGATCAAGTTTAAATTGTCTTATGATTTTCAACATGTCAGGAATTGCTGTGATAAAAGTAGGCGCATGCAGTGGTATTTGTCTTATAGTCTGGACCGTGACAAAGTTGACTTCACACCCTGCACGTTTTGTGGCCCAAAAAAAACCTTGTCCATGTGCGTGCCACAAAGGCATCATGCTGACATATCGGTCATTGGCATCCAGCTGATAATCTTTTATTATGTTGTTACACATGATATCTAGTTGTGCCTGTGTAAAACTGCAAAATTTGCTGTCACCCGTAGTGCCCGACGTGTACCAAAAAAGTCGTTCATTGCTGTAATCGCCACCGCTGCGGTGCTCAACATCCGTGGCTGTGATTTTATAACTCCAATCTGCATGATCTAATAAGTATTCAATACGTGATTCAGCCGAAGCTGGATTGACAATCATAATGCTATAATCATCCAGTTGATCAATGTAGTCTTGAGGATTTGGCACACAAAGCACAGCTCTTTTCATAAGGTTACTTATAGGAAAATTTTTATGAAACGCATATTTTTATTTTTGCTGGGATTAACTTCGGCCATGGCCATGGCCGCTGAAACTATCACTATCGTTAGCCCTTACAGTGCCAGCCACAGTGGCACTCCGGCCATGTTCAGGATCGTCAATGAAGCCAACAGCCAGCAAAAAGACTACAACTTTATCTTGGAATTTAGACCCGGTGGAGAACAAATAATTGCTGTCAACGCACTCAAAGAACAACCAGCCACACGCTTGGCCATCGTAGCACCCAAGTTTGTAGAACACGTGCAGTCCGGCAGACTTAACCGAGCAGACTATGTGCCCATACACGCTCTTGGCGATGCCTGTTGGGCTGTGATTACTAACGTGGGCAACACCCGTCAAGGCATAGCCAGTCTACGTGGCATACCAGAGCTTACTGTGGGCGGAGTAGGTGTGGGCAATGCGGCACACATCACTGCTTTAGAATTGGGAGAAAAATTCAATTTCCGAATCAGATACATATCATTCAAATCCAACTTTGATGCCTTGGTACTCGTGGTTTCGGATCAGAGCATCAACCTGGTATTGGAACGTGTGACCAGCTATCTGCAATATCGAGAAAAAAATCCACGTGTGACTGTGTTGGGAATGAGTTGTCCTCGCCGTCATCCCGATCTACCTAATGTTGCTACCTTGGCCGAGCAAAAAATCAACACACCATATGTGTTCAACATTACCATGGCACATGTGGGCATGCCCGAATCCAAACGCCGTCATTTGGCCACCATACTCAACCATGCTACTTTGTCTGTGGGTGCCGCAGAAATATTCCGTCTCAGCGACATGACTCCTCCGGTATTTGCCCATCAGAGCCTTGAAGATTACTATCGAGCAAGATTTGATCACATGCGATCAATGTTACAAAAGCATCAAAAAGAAATAGCAAACAATTAGAACAAATGTATTTCATATATATTTGCATTATTGAATTTTTTCTAGTACAATACAAAGTCTAAGGAGAATAACATGTCAACCAAAAATTTCAACGCAGAACAAACACGTAAACTCAACCAGGTCATCAACGAAGGCATGCAGGTCATGCATGAAATTGAAACACTCACAGGTGGTCTCAACGACACTGTCAAGGCCATCGCCGAAGAACTGGAAATCAAACCCAACGTGCTGAAAAAAGCCATACGCCTGGCGCACAAAAGCGAGTTTGGTCGCGAGCAACAGGATCACGAGTTGCTGGAGCAAATCTTGACCACTGTGGGCAAGACGCTATAAGTACTGTTTTATAACAGCGAGTCGTTGCCGTAAGCAACATGAATCATGGCCCGCCAGCCATAACTGGAGATCGCATTGAGTTACATTGACGCACTATTTGATCGTGAACACGATCGCATACATGTGGTTGAACGCCGAGATGGCGAACGTCGCTATCAGGAATACGCACCCAACTACACATTCTATTATGATGACCCCCGCGGCAAGTTTGTCAGCATATATGGCACGCCAGTCAGCCGCTTCAGCACAAGAAACAACAAAGAGTTCCGACGAGAGATTCGCATACAGAGTGGCAAACAACTGTATGAGTCGGACATCAATCCCATATTCCGTTGCCTGGAAGAAAACTACAAGGGCCAAGACGGCCCTCGACTAAACGTGGCATTCTTTGACATTGAAGTAGACTTTGATCCAGAACGCGGATTCAGCAAACCCGAAGATCCCTTTAATCCCATCACGGCCATAAGCGTGTACCTGGGCTGGGTCGACAGACTGATCACACTTGTGGTTCCACCGCGGCACATGACCTGGACCACCGCGCAGGAAATCTGTGCTGAGTTTTCGGATACCTTGTTGTTTGAGCGTGAAGAAGACATGCTGAAAACATTCCTGGACGTGATAGAAGATGCTGATGCACTCAGTGGGTGGAACTCGGAGGGATATGACATTCCCTACACCGTGAATCGTGTGACTCGTGTGCTTTCAAAAGATGACACAAGGAGATTCTGCCTGTGGGACCAGTATCCCAAGGGTCGCACCTTTGAACGCTTTGGCACGGAAAATCAGACCTATGACTTGATTGGGCGTGTACACATGGACTATATGCAACTGTATAGGAAATACACCTATGAAGAACGACACAGCTACAGCCTGGATGCCATACTCGAATACGAAGGTCTAGAAGGCAAGACCCGTTTTGAAGGCACCCTGGATGCGCTATACAATCAGAACTTTAAAAAGTTTATTGAATACAACAGACAGGACGTCAACGGCCTGGCACAACTGGACCGAAAACTAAAGTTCCTGGACTTGGCCAATACCTTGGCACATGAGAATACAGTGTTGCTACAGACCACCATGGGTGCTGTGGCCGTGACTGAACAGGCCATCATCAATGAAGCACATGAACGTGGACTTGTGGTGCCCAATCGCAAAGAACGTTATAGTGATGACGACACTGCTGCCGCAGGTGCTTATGTGGCCTATCCACGCAAAGGCATACACGAGTATGTGGGGTCGATAGACATCAACAGTCTATATCCGTCGGCCATCCGAGCACTCAACATGGGACCCGAGACCATCGTGGCTCAACTCAGACCCATCATGACTGAACGCTACATCGCAGACAAGATGCGTTCAGGATCAAGTTTTGCTGCCGCCTGGGAAGGCCTGTTTGGCAGCCTAGAGTACACTGCTGTGATGGAACAAAAGCCCGGCACCGAGATCACCATAGACTGGCAGGATGGTGCAGAAAGTGTGCATAGTGCCGCTGAGATTTGGCACATGATCTTTGATTCGAACCAACCTTGGATGATCACGGCCAACGGCACTGTGTTTACCTATGAGCGTGAAGCAGTTATTCCCGGCCTGCTCAAACGTTGGTATGCCGAACGCCAAGACATGCAGGTCAGGTTGAAAGAGTGCAAGGATCCTGCGGAAGAAGAATATTGGGACAAGCGTCAGTTG